GTCGACATCAAAGAGTTTTAGCCTTCGACGTATATAACGACCTACACCAAGCTGACCATAAATATTCAGCGTGGGTTCGATCGCGATTCCGCGGTCGGTCTTAGCACTCTTTGGAACGGTTGTGAACTTACTACCCTCAACAACAATGGGATCACGCTGATGTTGCCACCAGCGGTCACCCAGCATTGCTTTATAAAAGGGTATCAGTTCTGAGGTTAGATGAATTGCTTCATCATATTTATCTGACAGCACGCAACCGCTGCCTTTAACACCCGTAGTAGCACCTGGGCCGAACCGGAATGCATCAGAAATAAAATTCAGTGCATCTAAGTCAAGGTCGCCAAGCATATTACTTACTATGCGAGGTAACTCGGCTACTGGTGTGCCTAGATGTCTAGGAGGAAACTCCATATTCATCTTGCGGCACCTACGTTCAGACTCGTGAAACGAATCGATAGCAACTTGTCTCTTATCAATTCCCAGCGGGAGGTTGACGGACTTTGATAATACGGTAGACACAAGGTAATCATCAGCGAAATTGCTGTGGTCCTCATAATCTGCCGCGTTAATCGTTAAATCCATCAGCTCTTGGTACGCCTCATACTTAAGCATGAGGTATACGGCAAGCGCCCGCGGAGAGTCGACAATACGACAAAGCTCCTGTGTTAAATCAACTTCGAGCGACAGCCCTGAAGTTATGTCTAAGGTGAAACCTTTAGGCATGGCAAATTTCCTTTTTAGGTAATTTCAAAAATATAGGACTAGCTGGAATAATACCCGGCTAGCCCGACTTCGCTGCTCTCGACCCTAAGAAACTCAGAAGTTAGCTCAGGACCCCCGCTTACGCGGAGGCCTTTAAGCGCTTCTTGAACTCTATAATAAGGTCGTAGAAAAAACGAAGCTTTTTGATTATTGCGAAAAACCGGTTCACGTTAGTAAACCGGGTCCAGATCTTGGATCATACCCTGAACGACAGCGTCGGAAAAAGCATTCTTAATGAATGCGCCGAAATCGTCGCGTTGGGCCTGAGTCATAGTCTCTGGAATCACAATATCCGATTGGAAACGGGCAGTGTATGCAACTACTGTTACACCATCTACCACTTGCTCCACTGGCATATTAAAGCGCAGTGTAGCTCGTGTAGTACCACGTGAGGCCGAACTTGGCGAAAAGCCGAGTACAAGCTCTTTCTGGCCAGCAGACGTTACGGAATCTTTGTCTTTAAAGACTGAATTCTTTGGCGTGATGCTAACTGGTACAAAAGTGTGGGCAACTGGAGTAGCTGCACCGTCGTCGATGCTTATAGCTGAAGCTGTAGGCATTATTAATCTCCTTTAGGAGTTAGTAGATCGCGGAAAGTCCCGCGCGACATAGGAGTGCTCCTCAACATTGAGGTTTACACGAGTTAAAGAAATGCCGCCTGAAATCAGGCTTTGCATCGCTTATTCACCGCCCAAAGTAGGGCAACTGCATTCGTCAGACGCCGATACGAGGCTGAAAAACCAACATTCGGACGAGACGGCAAGGGGATAGTGCCAATAACAGCCCGAGAAATACCACTGTAGGTTACCTTTGCAGGTGAATCTACAATATTATGGTATAAGGGCAAGTTATAAGTACTATTAGATTGCTGGTACTCAACCTTCGTAGTGACGGTTCCGGATAAAAACTCCAGACCGTCCAAGGCATCGAGTGAGGACAAATAGTCCCCAACCCCGATGCCCCAATCTACGACGAACGAGAAGGGAATTACTTCCCAAGCCAGCTCCCCCACGTTACCCAGCGTAAAAGCTGAGTGACTATGCGTCTTCTTCAGATAAGCAACTGCTTTTTCTGAGACGGTGAATGTACCACCATGTTGATCCGTCGACTTCCTAGTGGAAGTCGAAGTAGACCTTTGATACATGGGCTTAGTCATACGACTGTTTAACTCCGTAATAGAGTCGAACAAATCATTAACCAGTGGCTCAATACCATAAGTCCCCGTTAGGTACGAGGCAGGAATGTCACAAGGACGAATCCTACGCCGTAACTTTTTCGGCAACCTCCCTCTATACAGATCCCATGCGGACTTTAACCCATTCGCAAAGTTGTTAAACATGCGAGCGGTTTGACGATACTCAACTATCGAAGTACCTAGATTGATCTTTTTATCCTTAATCTTCAAGCGAAGATCCAAGGGCCAATTCGTGCCTTCATAGGCAGTGTAATCGGCAGTCAATCCAAAGGTTTTCCGAGTAGTTGTAGTCGCCATACCAAGGTTATAGCCATCGCACCAGATCAGTTCCGTTACCGACTTTGCAGCTATACCGGGTGTAAACACCTCAGTATACTGTACATCTCGGCTTGTCGGATGTAGAAAGGATGGTTCAGGTGGGTAAGGCCTCGATTCCTTCTCTAAAGAACTAGTCGTAGTCACCTCAGCTGCAACAGCCTCTTCAAAAAGAGCGCGATTACAGTCTTCGGATGTTTGCGAATAGTCATAATACGAGAAGTAGTTAAAGGTCTGTTTTATCATGTTAATCTCCAATGTAAAAGTATATTGGAGACTGTCACTTTGGCAGACCCCTTTCGAGGGGAGCAGAGAGTTTTCTTATCTAACGATAAGAGCGGCGAAAGCC